GTGTTATAAGGTAAGTTGTCTGTTATTACTTCTACAGATTGATCTCTTTCATTTGCAACAATAGCTTCATTAATGATATCTTCAATTGCACTATCACACTCTGGTTGATTCGCAATGTCTCTATATCTACGAACAAGGTCTTGTTCGTTTCTGTCTCTACCGTCTTGATCTAGAACTTGAGCAAAGTGCCCACCGCCTGCGATTTCTACTGTGCCATCGTCAGGCGATTTTTGGGTAAACTTTTCTTGGCTCTCTGTATCTTTTATTCTTTCGAATTTAAATCCGAATAGCTCTGCCATAATGTACTCCTACTTTTTATGTATTTATGTAGGTAAATTAGAAGTTAACGCCACTTGCTTCGAAGTGTTGATATCTCCATGTCACCTCAAACTCTTCCAATGCATTTGTTGACTCATATGCTACGTCAATTTGTGCAACTGTTAATGGATGAGCATTTCTAAAGATGTAGTTTTTAAGAACTGTATCATCTCTATCTAATTGTTCAACGAATAAATCAGCAGAATATTCAGCAGGTGTAGATACACCAGTGTTTTCTACTAAATCATTGATACCATTCATCCAACGCTCTATAGCATTTCTTACCATAAAGTCTGTATCGTTAATGAATGTTGTTGACCATGTTTCGAACTCTCTGTCACCAGCGATGTAGATATTTCTACCTCTGAATGGTACAGGTATTTCACCAAGTGTTTGGCCTGGTAAGTTTGAAGCTTTTGCTAAGAAAGAACTTCTTCTTACATCAAGTCCTATTGCAATACCTGGTGGTGGTGTAATAGTGACTCTAAACTGATTGGGTCTAGCGCCTCCACCGATTAGGTTTGCTTTAAAGTCGTCTATTCTAGCCATCTTACGCTCCTCCTACTTCGGTAAACGCAACACCAGTTCTAGTAGCAATAAATGATAAAGTTATGAAGTTAATGCTTCTTGCAGGTTTTACAAAAATGTCTGCAACAAACTCATTTCTATCAATTACTTCACCAGTATTATTACTTGCGTCTGCTATTACTCTAAAGTCACTTATTCCTCTTCGACCTTGTATGTCTCTTAGGAATGGCTCAACTAAGTTTCTAAATTGTGCTCTAGTAAACTCATCATTGAACTCAAACAATTGGAATTTAGCAGCTGTTGCTATTGCTTTTTCTAGAAGTAAGAATAGTCTTCTTACGTTTATTCTATCGAAAGCACTTGGTTTAGTTAATGCAGTTTTGTCACCAAATAAAACAACACCTTGACCTGGGAAGTTAACAACTGGGTTAATTCTTGCTCTGTAAAGTATATCTCTCTGAGCTTGGTTAGGGTTGTAAGATAATTTGATTGCGCCTCTTATGTTTCCTCTGTTAAATCCAGCAGGTGAAAAGAAGCTATCTGCTACTCTATCTGTATTAGCACATAATCCAGCAGTATCACCATTTAATGGTACAAATCTAAACTCATCATTGTATTTGTCATACATGTATTTGTATCCACTATCGAATACTACGTATGATGAACTAGGACATAAATCAAATGCTGTTTTTACGTTTTCAGTTTGTGTTGTATCGTTAGCAACATTAACTGTTGCACCTCTATGTGGTGATACGAATGCTACACAGTCTTTTCTTTTTTCAACTAAATCAGTAATCATAGTTACGTGTGTGTCTTGACCACTTGATGTATCTGCTACAATAGAAGATGGTCCACCAATTACTAGATTGATATCAATTGACTCTGTATCACTAAACTTATCATATGCACTTTCAATCTCTCCAGCAGTTACAGCGTAGTCGTCTGTACCAGATGCTAAGTTTGTAGCAGTTGGTGTATCTACAGCTGTGTATGCTGATGTAGTATCAGTTCCCCAATTTGAACCACCTGAGTTGTGGTCCATCCAAAATATATTTTCTGATTGATTGTAAATTACATTTGGATAGTAATTTGTATTACCTTGAGCAGTTTTTGCATTTGGGTTTTTTGACATATTTGCAAAAGTTTCGATAATTGCATTTTGTCTATTTCCGTTTGAATCAACATCAAAACCTGAAATGTCGCCAGTAGTATCGTAAACTACTACGTGAATTTCGTCACCTGAACCTCTACCGTTTTGAGTTGCCCATGCAGATGTACCTGGAGCTCCGTCAAATCTGTCGTAAAATCTCCAACGTCTTTTGATGAAAGAGTTATCAGGTATGACGTTATGAACACCACCACCGTTAGGGTCGTCTAATCTTTTGATTGTTGCAACGTTAGTTGAAGTATTAATCGCTGTTACTTCATATTGTTTTCCGTCTTCACCAGTTACAGGTGTTGTACCTGCTGAGTCTGTAAAGAAAGATATAATATCTCCAACGTGTATTTCATCGTCTGCTAAATCTATGTTATCTACTGCGATTGATGTTGAACCTACTGCATCTTCACCAACTGTTTGGTTAGATGATGTCAACATTTCTTCGTATGCTGTTGCTGTTGCACAAATAGAAACTCCTATAGAATTTCCCCATGTTCCAGCTGATCTTGCAGCCCACTCACCAACAGATGCTTCGCCTGCAGCGAAAGAACCTTGATAGTGATCTGTATCTCTAATTAGTATTGCTGTACCTGATGCAACTGCGTTAACTACTCCACTTTCTGCTCTTACTACTCTCAAAGAGTTTGTATATTGTAGGAAGTTTGCAGCTGAAAAAAATGTCTCAAAGTTTGAGTCATTTGGTTTTCCAAAATTTTTAATAAGGTCTTCTTCAGACGTTATAGTTGTTACAGATGAAACAGGGCCTTTTTGAAATGCTCCAGCGATTGCACCTATAGATGTTGCTACTGCTGGTACCACATTTGTTAAGTCAACTTCTTTTACCTGAACGCCAGGTGAGACTAAAAATGCCATTGTTGTTCTCCTTGTAAAGTATAGCTATTACTTTTAATTTTATATCTGTATTTATAGATATTTAATTTTCAAAACCCTATTATTTATAGACTAACTGAATATAAATACTACATTATGCAATCCCACTATGAGAAATACAAAGAAACTATCAAAAAAGTAGCAAGAAGACATTATAATAAAAGGGTCTCTTGGCTAAATCAACATTTATCTGATAAGTCTTGCCATAATTGTGGTGAAAGTGAAACTATATGTCTAAAGTTTCATCCTCACGACTCTCAAATACGTAAAATATCTAAAACAAATGGTATCAATGGGTCTGGTAGACAAGAGATACTAAATCTTATAGATAGTTCAAAAATCATATGTCATAATTGTTGGATTAAATTAGATAATGATTTAATCGAACTTATATAGCATTGGATAGTTAAACAATTCACTTAAATATCTTACATAATATTGTCCATAAGTTTTTATTAAGTGTGATGATATAAAATGTATTTTAGGACACATTGATACATCATCTATAGATTGTGTTGTTTTTCCACTAATAATAACTTGCACATCAAATAGATATCTAACAATTTGATAAAACTCTATATTCCAACTATCTAAATGTATTATATTATATTTTACAGATAAATCTATTTGATCTGTAGGATTATCAAAAACTTTCACCATTTTTGGAAAGTAATCTAATATTTTTTTATCGCCTATTACAATTAAAAGTTTATTCATTACCAATCTGTATCCTTATCTCTAACAACTGGTGACCATCTAGTACCATATTCATCTACTGATTCTCCTATCTCTTCATTACCATCTAATATAAAACCAAATGGTGTCATATCTTGCTCTATTCTATCTTGATTATCTGCATACATTCTTTTTCTAATATCTTGATCTGTTAACTCTTTAAAATATCTTTGATCTGTTGCCCAGGAAAATAAAACTAAACACATTACTAAATCATCATTGCTACCTTCCTCTGCTTGAAATTGATTACCACGAACTATGTAAGTTGATAATTCATTTATTATATCAAAATCATCTACGAGTAGTTTATCTGTTTCTAATAATTGTTTTAAGTTAGAACATCCTACTTTTTTAACTGACTTTGTTGTTCTTACACCTAATTGTGCTTTACCACCAGAAAATCCACTACCCATAACTTGACCAGCACGTCCTCTCATATAACACATAATTATATTATCATATTCTAAATCAAAATGTAAGTTGTTTGATACTTGCTCTCCTATATCATTTACTTCAACTAAAACATATGCATGATTATATGCCCTAGCAACATGATGTATTTTATGTGGAAATAATAAAGGTTTTATTTCGTTATCTTTAAATGATGCAACTACTTTATATGGTATTTCTGAAACATCAATAACAGTAAATGCTGATGCATCGTTTTTAGTTCCACGTGCAACGTCAGCTGTTACAACATAAGTGTGATCTTTTTTAGGATTTTCATAAACATTTAATCCCTCATGTTTTACAATAGGTTCTTTGTAAGTCATTTGTCTTAATTTTGCAGAGTTAACAAGTGTATTAGTAGAACCTAAAAACTCACATTCAAACTCTGTTTGGAATTGTTGTTCACTTGTATTTGAGATAGTTTCTTGTTTCCATTTTTCATCTCTACCTGGTACTTCCGACCAATGTACTTCTATAGGTACATAAGTGTTTCTTTTATATTGTGCATCATTCCATAATTTATAGAACATATTCATACCATGTGGTGTAGATACAATAATTACTTTTGTTGTTTTACCAGAAGAGATTGTAGGATAAACTCTCTACTTCTC